TAGTCAACATCTCCATTTTGTCTAAACGGAGTAAACATAAACTGTTGGGCCGCCAATGTTCTTGCGAACCATGCTTTTGATAATTCTGATTTGGCGAGTGCCTGGGGCGTTGCTAAGAATGTCACCGCTTTGTATCTCTACCATTTGGTAGTTTGTGACCGCTCTTGCTGGTACTTTTTTGCTTGTCATTTCGGGCCCTTTCATGTGCCTCGGTTTTGCTCTTGGTATGACTCTAGCATGACTTGTGCATAATTATGCAAGTTTATTTCTTGGGCGAGTCTAATTAGCCAAGGTGCCAGGGAATGTCAGCGGGCTCAATCCTGAAATGGACACCCATCTCACTTGGCTCACCGTAAACCTTTTGGGCCTCCCACTGGACAATCAGAGCATCATCAGTCATTAGCTGGCCATACTTTTCTAGGCTTATGGAATCGCCCAATGAGCGCTGGAGCTTGTCACAGTCTGGGGCTACGGATGGCCAGAGGCGCTTGACTGTCTTGGGCCTTGGCATGACAAATGTTGCTGTGACCTTTACGGGTTCAGTGAACATCTGGAAGTCTGGGTGTTGCTCTAGGTAGATTTTTACGGCGGCGGCAATGCCCTCACGAAATGGGGCTAGTTTCTTGCTGGCCTCTATGAACCTGCCACCGCTGGCGTGGTTGCCGCCCACATAACGCTTAGAGCCCTGGGGGGGCGGGTTCTATCCCACCAACCCAGAGCTCCACGCTTTGCTTGGTTGTTATTTTTTCCCCCTGCCTCACAGCTAGGACTATCGAAGTGACAAAAAGCCACGCACACAAAAGGTATGCCCCGCCCTGGAGAAAAATGTTGCTTGCATCAGCGGCCAGTAAGCCAAGAAAAACGGCAAACACCAATGTATAAGCTAGAGCAGCCATGATCTAAAAGGGCATTTCCTCAGTAGCGACTGTTTCAATCTTTGGATTGTTGACATGAATTGCGGCATAACGAACTTGGCCGTTATCGCCCTCAAATTCCTCAACACGCACTGACAGGTTTCCACTGACATTGACAATAAGCGACCAACTTTTTATCCCAGCGGGTTGTTCCCAGATAGTGAATTTCTCTTTGCGGTCTGTGCCCTCACGGTCCTTGAATGATGTGGTGACAAAGATTCCCTTGTCCGTGATCAATCGCTCAACCGTTCCATCTGTAATCTGTATTTTAGCCATTTCGGCCTCTCTTTATTATTCCGTGCCTAGACTTTGCGCCCAGGATTTTCGACCCTAGCACAACCACCGTTGAAAACTAGGTCCATTTCACCAGTTATGCCGTGGCGATTTTTTGCCACATCCATAATCATTCTAGTCTGCTCAAACTCGGCATCACTATCAGACCTCTCACGCCTAAGCAAAATCACCACATCAGCATCCTGCTCAATGGCTCCAGAATCTCTCAGGTCAGATAGCGCTGGGGCTTTGTCTTGCCTTGATTCACTTTGCCTATTCAGCTGAGCCAATGCAATCACAGGGACCTCAAAGTCTCTGGCCAAGGCCTTGAGACTCACTGAGAAATCACTGATTGATTCATACCTTTTTGCGGCCAGGGAATGGTGTCATGGATCAGCCCCAGGTAGTCAATCACAATGGCCCTGAGTCCACCGTTTTGCTGGAGGGTCCTAGCGTGTGCCCTGATGTCGTTGATGGTCTGTGTGCCCTTGTCAACAATCGCTAGGTTGGACTCACTTAGTTCATCCTTGGCCTTGTTCAGGGCTTTCCAATCGTAGTCAGACAGGGTGCCTTTTTCCAAGTTACCTAAGTAAACGCCGGAGGTCATTGCATACATCCTGGTCAGTAGCTCTGTCTTAGACATTTCTAGGCTGTGGAATGACACTGGCCCCCTCTTTGCTGAGGTGATAGGCCGCTTGTAATCCAACCACGGTCTTACCCACACCAGGGCGAGCTCCAATCACATACATTGCGCCAGGGCGGAATCCACCAATGGCGGTATTAAGTGCATCCCAAGGGCTTTTCAGGTAGGTCCTGGGAGTGGCCAGAACATCCAAGTGACCTAGGGCTAGGTGCTTGACATACTCAATTTTCCCAGTGGTCCTGCTCTCAGCAAGCTTCCCCAGGTTGCGGCGGGCTTCATCAATGACCGCATCTAAATCCTCGGCTGGTGATCTGGCCACAATGCTGTGACCTGTGTTTCTGAGCTCACGCCTGATGGATTCGTCACGCACAATCTGAGCATAGAAGCTGACATTCTCAGCGGTGATGCTCTCATGTTGCCAGGTGTGGACATCCTTAGAATGGTTTGGGAGCTTTGCGGCAACGGTCAGGGCATCAATGGCCTGGTGCTTGTTCCTCATGTCGCACAGCGCCTGATAGACCCTGCCCAGCTTTAGGTCATTGAAGTCCTCAGGCACCAGGTTGAGTTCATCAAGGGCCTGTCCTTTCGATAGCAAAATGCTCCCAAGGATTGCAATCTCAGGATTCATTCGTTGCCCCCTGTGAACTTATGCTTTTTCACTGGTGCCTCTTGCTTACCCTTGGACCATTTGGCCTCTTGCCTGATCCAGTTTTTCCAGGTGAGGTCCCAGTTCTTTTTTGTGGCGGCTTTCGTGGTGCTGTTCCAGTGGTCCATAAATGCATGGGTCTCTAACTTCAAATCAACCCAAGGGAAGTGCTCAGCCATGAGGTCCCAGGATTGCTTAGAGGGTTTGAAAGAATCAGAGATTCTGGTCCCATTTTCCTTGACTGGTTTGGGTGCTGTTTTGCCCCCTGTTTCTTTAAGGGTTCTACTAAGGGTTTGCGTGCCACTGGTTGTCACCCCCAATTTACCTGAGCTGTCACCCCCGTTTACCTGAGCTGTCACCCCCGTTGCACCATCTGTCACCCCTGTTACCCAATCTGTCACCCCTGGGAGGTTCACCCAATAGCGGTTGGTTTTGTATTGGGCAGAGCCCTCACCAGCTTGGCGCTCAATGATCAGCTCACCCAGATTTTCAAGCTCAGCCAGGTCACGCTTGATAGACCTCTGGGAGGCGTTGGCTTTTTTGGCCAGTGTTGCGATTGAGGGCCACGCACCTAGCTCACCTTGCTGATCTGCTATTGCCAACAGCACCAGCCTGGCTCTGCCCTCAGATTTGGAACTGGTCCAAACCTCATTCATTATTTGATAGTCATTTGCGGCTCATTTCATGTCGTTTCATGTTACAATTTAGATGTTACTTGTTGGCTTAGTCCCTCATTTGACCCTTTCATGTTACGGGAGACCCCTAGCTAATCGCTGGGGGTTTTCCTATTGTCCTGGTGAAGTTATCTAAAAGCAAATACCAGTTACCAGAAACATAATCATACACTGTAACCTCCAGCGGGTTTTGCCAGGTCCTCAGCTTCCAGCCATAGGCCTGAGCGGTCACTGCCGCCTCACTGGAGGACTCAATTGCCCCATTGAAGTAAGCGCACAGGGTGATGATGTTCGAGGCGTTAGAGAGGCGCTTGGCCTTTGAGCCCCCAGCACCACGGTTTACTCTGTGCTGAGGCACCAGGGTTTCATCCTGGAGACCACAGTGGAGACAATGGCTGTCTCTAGCTAGGTATTTTCTGAACTCTTTTTTCAGTCACAGTCATTAAAGTAGCTTTGGCAGACTTCACAGTTACCATCACAATTCGCACAATAACTGTTTTCCATCATGTGCTCCAGTGCCATTTTGTGAAGCTCTGCGAACACTAGGCGCTCTTTCCTAGCCGCCCGCCTTGCTTGAATCCACTTAGAAAACATCATCCCCTCCACTCCATCTGAATCAATTTGCCAGCGGCCATGACGGCCATCTGGGACTCGCTTAGGTGTCTAATCTTTGCCTTGATTCTGTTCAGTTCTACCTTGGCCAGATCAGCTTCAAATCTGACATCCATAGCCTTGAGCTTTGCCACCGCTTGGCGGTCTACAATCGTGCCCTGAGCACTTACCAACTCAGTGGCCTCTACTCTATCGGCGGCGCTCGCAAGTTCTAGATACTTGATTTCAGCCTCAGCAAGTAGGGCAATGCCTTGCTCACTCTGGTTGCGTATCTTTTCCAGTTCCCTGATTACCTCTTTCGGGGTCTCCATTTATAGCCTCTCTCAATTTCATGCCTAATTTTTTTAGCTCTTTATACTCCGCCTCACCCTCATCCTGGTATCCCTGGAGGTAAAGCGATTGGACCAGCTCTCTCTTTTCATTGATTGCGGCCACCAGTATGTTCCTACTCAGTAAATGCATCCGCTAAAGCTGTCATTGCTGTCAGTGTTTCCTTGGGTGCCTTGGCCTGTCTGGCCTGATTGAAAACATCACGCAACACCTCAACTGTTTCAGCTTTGGTTGCCTCTGCTAACCAGTCACGGGTTTCTGGTTGTCTGTTTCGGATTTCCTCAGAGGATGCCACGCCTTTTTTTGTGTCTACGGCAAGAGCCGCAACCATAGCCCTGCCCCAGGCGGCTGTTTCGGCGTTCTGAACCTCTGAGTCTCTAGTGAATCTGGTTGGCCCTGGTACCGGTTCCCACGCTGTTCCAATGCCAGGGTTGGTGTCCTCAGGTGATCGGTATGCGGCGGCTGTGTAGACCACCCAATCCTTACCACCAAAGTCAGATAAAAACTCTAGGCTGACTTGCCCCAGATTTCCGTCTGGGAACTTTTCACGAAACTCTACAATTCGTGAAGCCACATCGATATAGTCCAGCGGTCCCTTGTAATCAGACATCAGCCAACCTCACTACAATCTGGTCAGTTATGGTGAGCCAAATGTCTATGCCGCCAACCAGGATTGCCACTTGGTCTGGCATGAAATAATCAGACCTGACACCTTGGACCTCTCCCACAATGTAAGTGTTCTCATTATTCGGGCGCTTGATTGTCAAATCAACCAAGTCACCAATGGTTAGTTCTTGGGGGTTCATTAGTTCCCTTTCTTAGTCACTAAAAACGGCGTTCCAGACCCTCTGGATTGCCGACTAAACATGTGCTGGCCGTTGACCATTCCACGCTTTGCATTTCCCATAGTATCAATAACCTCACTCTTGAGTGCAAGCGCCACAGCCTTGGCTTTAGATTCTGCCTCTAGTGCGGCGGCCAGATCAACACCAACATCACCTAACTCAACCTGTGAATCCTGAATGTTTGGGTTCATCCGCCTCACGCTTTCATAGGTGCTGGTTGAACCATCCCAATCTGGTGCTGTGTTTTCATCAACACACTCTAGGAATTGTTCCACCATCATCATGTCTGCCGATTGCTGAAACACATCAGCCTTGACCTCAAACTTACGATAGTCAGACCCTACCAATAAGGACAGCCACATAAGCCTTTTTCAGACCAAGGGTGCTCATGTACCACTGGACCTGTGTGAGGTAATAACTAGGCACACCATCAGCCCAATCATCTGGGTATTTTGCGGTCTTGATTTCCACCACGCTGAGGGTGCCGTCAGTTTCCTGTGCCAGCCCGTCAACATTGGCAATCTGAAATGAGTGCTCCAGACTTTGCCAAGTGCCAACATCACGCTGGATGGTTAGCTCTGGGTGTTCATCTTCGAACTTGTCCAGCACAACGCCCTCAAGTCTGCGGCCCCCATTCCATTGGTGGGCTGTCTGGTACATGATCAGGAATGTGCCCTGAGAACTTTGCCCAAGCCGTATAGGGTGACTCCCACTTATTTAGCCCCGCTATGGTGCCAACTAGGGACCCGCCCACCTTGCCCTTTCGTAGTTCATGCCACTCTGGCTGGGAGCTGTCAAAGGTTCCCAAGTGCTTTGCTGTTTGAATTTGCATGTTGTCCTTTCAATGTGTAATGATTTCACCATACACGAAAGGTAAGACATTGATAAAACTAAATGATGTGGGCATCTGGGACATGAACTGTTCCAAATGTCACACTATGTTCACGGAGCAAACCACACAAATCCCTATGAGCATGTCAGAGGTGATGAAGCTTGGCTGGAAATACGGCTGGAGCATTAGCCGCTCAGAGCACCAGATGTGCCCAGGGTGCTGGAATGTTTGAGACCCGTGAGGCTAGGGACCTTTGGAACAAACTAAATGAAACGATTGAAGAATCTAAGGTTATTCCTGGGTGCCGTGACAGTGACCCTGATGCATGGTTTCCAACTGAGACTCCAGGGATGGGACCCAGCTACACCGTGGCTAGGAAACTTTGCAATAGGTGTCCTGTCCAGGCGCTTTGCCTTGAGTATGCCATTGCCAACAATGAGGCCCACGGGCTCTGGGGTGGGCTAACACACAGAGAGCGTGTGAAGCTGAAAAGGAACTATAATTTAGGCACAAAAAAAGACCCCAGCAATTAGCTGAGGGTCTTTTTTTGTTGGGGTTAAGAGACAACCCCACCACGCCATTACACGGTGATGGGGTGTTAATTATTTAGGCTTTGGATTTAGCCACGATTGATGTTAGCACTGATAGCAAAGCGGCACCAGCTGAAACGCTGATCAGTCCAGCGTAGTCAATGCTAAAGAGGCCAACACTTCCAGCTCCAAGGGCCGCAATGGCCGCCTGTGCAAATGTCTTGATGGCTCTCTCGCCAGCGTAGCTCCAAAATTCTAGGGTCAAAATCTTCATGGTTCTAGGTCCTGTCTGTTATTTCTCTTGATGTCCTCAAAGGTTGCTGAGGCTGTGTAGGCGGTCACAATTATTGTCAGCAAAGCTATGCCACCAGTAACGAGGTTATTACTCACGCCTGTGTCCCAGAAAAAGGTCAGGGCTCCAAACAAAATTATTGCAACTGCCAGTCTGTAAGCGCCGTAAATTAGCCGCCGTCTGAACTTCCAGTTATCGGTTTCGGTCTTGGACTCACCACCTAGGAAAACAACCCGTCTAGGGCGGTCTTTGCTATGCGTTTTATAGCGGCCTTTTGCAACACTTGCACACCTCTGGTTTCTTTTTCAGCTGTTTGTTTATGAACTTAGCTATGTCATACACCTTGCCGTAAAAGACCCCCTTGAGGGATGTGCTCAGAGTGATGTGCAAATGTGCGCCACGGCTTGCCGATCCCGTGTTTCCACATCTTCCAGCTGGGTCACCCTTTTTTAGCATGTGACCTGGGGCCAGTCTGACCATACAAGTTGAGTCATCAGTGTGCTTTGAGGGCCCCCTGACAATTTATGCCGTGAGCGTTGCAAGACAGGTGACAATAACCAATGTAATGAATCCCAGTTGATGCCGCCTGAATCATCACCCAGCCAAGAACATCAGACCACTGGACAGCCACGCACTCCCCGTCAGTGACGGCTGGAATAAGCGCATTAGCTCCAGGTGCGTAGTCAGTTCCCCTGTGCGGGTTAGTGCGCCTGACGGTCACCCCAAAGCGGCTGGTGATCGTGCTCTCGGGGAATGGGTGCTGCCACCTAGACAAGGTTGATGGTCCTGCCCACTTCAAATGAAGTGTTGAGCTTCATCAGCTGGAGGGCGTATTCGTGCCTGGTCATCCCCTCTGGGAGGTGTAGCTGGGCAACCGTCAGAATGTTTTCACGCTCAGCCATGATGTGGGTAGGTGCTTTTTGCGGCGGCAAAAATTCATCAGCGGGCACAAAATCCCAATCCCTGAACTCAGCATTGGGTGTGTTTTCTTTTTAGTCATTAGCCTTTCCGTTCTTTGGCTTGTATTTGTTCATAGTGTTCCCGTCAGTTGGTTGACAATTCCCAGCACAGCACCCACTAGGGCGGCCCAAGCTATCTTTTCAATCCAAGCATTTTTGGCTTGCTGAATTTCTAGCTGGGCAACCCGCTCAGGAACCGTGTCCAAGTAGCCAAGTTTGGCTGTGAGTTGGATTAGTAGGCGTTCATTTTCCAGTTGCTTTGAATAGAGCATTTGGAGAGTGACCCTAGCGTGAGGTTCTGGGGGTTTCCATTACTCAGGTGCGATTTCTGGTTCTGGCTCTGGTTCTGGTTCTGGTTCTGGGCGCTGAGCGGGGTGTGTGCTAGGTGAATCACCTGCGACAAACTCGCTTTCAGGGTCTACCAGTGAGGCTATAAGTAACTGCGCCCACTCGGTAGCCTGAGCCGCATTTGCCCAAGGGGTAGAGTCTGGCCAGTCTGGTTGGAACATAAAGGGTGCGCCGCTATCGTTTGGGTTTTCGTTGTCCCAAACTCTAATAGCGTTGTGTGTATCAACTTCAAAACTGTATCTAGCCATTTTTATTCCTTAAGGTAGTTCTATCATTGGAAGTTTGGGTTCTAAAGCCAGCACCGCTGATCCGACTTTCCCGGGCGAGGTCGAAAGGTTGCCATCGTCACCAACAGCAATAAAGAGTCCATCTGCGTAGATTGAATTAGTGACCACGGTCGCACTCCCGGAAAAACTAACATTTCGTATAGTCCAAGTAATGCCGTCTGGCGAAAGCATAAACCTTCTATAGGAGCCGCCTATCATAAATTGGCCATTACCATAACTGGCGTGTGCGAAGTCGTAACCGCTTGATGCCCCTGTGCTTCTAGCTGTCCAAGAAATGCCGTCTGTTGAAGTCGCAACTTTTGCCGACTCACCTGCGGCGAGGTAAGTGCCGGAACCATCATAGGTAATACCCAATACAGCATCAGAACT